ATAGAGGCAGACATTCAACTCAAGATCAATGATTATATTGAGAAGAATGGTAATAAAGGATTTAAGGGTGAAGAACTCAAGGTTAACATACCTAAGAGTGAGGTTGATAAAATTATTGAAGAGTATAAGAGGATAAAGAAAGCAGAGAAGTCCAACTTAGGACAGGTAAAGAAGATGGGTCTTGTTGATAAGGATGGAAAACCACTATGAGTAAGATTGATACTCAGGGCATGAGTGGTCCTGTTGATCCTACTTATAGGGGTAAGGACAATGTTTATCCTCGTGATGGTGATGGTAATCCCATATATCCACCAGCAAATTTTAAGGTATGGCCAATCTTTGATGATAAAGAAAGGGCAGAGTTGAAAGAGATTATGTTGGAAGCCTTAAAAGAGTACCATGAGAAACCTAATTATTCACCATATAGATTAGACGAGTTACAAGAATGAGACTAGGTGTTATGTGTTCTGGCAACGGAACCAACTTCGAGAACATAATTACTAATCCTATATGTAATAAGCATGAAGTTGTGTTGATGATACACAACACTAAACAATGTGGTGCTGTTAAGAGAGCAGCAAAGTTTGGTATTCCTCATGTAAGAGTTCCACATAAAGATGAAGACAAGATGATAGATCTCTTCAGAGTATGGAGAGTTGATCTTATTATACTAGCAGGATATATGAGAGTGATTAAAAATCCTGCTGCTTTCCCTGCTCCTATTATAAATGTTCATCCTTCATTACTTCCTAAGTATAAGGGACTACATGCAGTAGAACAGGCAAAGGAATCTGGTGATGAAGAAACAGGGTGTACTGTTCATTATGTGAATGAGGAATTGGATGGTGGTGAAATAATTCTTCAAGGAAAGGTTCCCATATTGCCAGATGATACTATAGAATCATTAACCAAAGCCATTCAAAGAATGGAATATGGTATACTACCAGAAGCAATAGAATATGTTAAGAATAAATTATGATTAATATTTTAGAAAATCCACAAAGTGAAACTTATAAATTGCTTAAAAATAATATTCTTAATCATACTTTTCCTTGGTATTATTCTGATTATGATGTTAAAACTCCTTTAGAAAGAGTTCAACAGTACGGGGTGGATAGATTAAAAAATCATACTCAAGTGCCTTTTTATTCTCATTGTATTTTGGATAGACCAGAGAGTAGAAAATATTCTTCTGTTGAATCTCATTTGCTTGAAGAATCTATTGTTGCAATTAATGAGATAATAAAGTATAATTTAGGGGATAAAAAATATTTTCATTTAAGAATATGTGCAAATTGTACCCATCCTTCAACTGACATTCAATTTTCAATGCCTCATCATGATCATGAATTTGATCATCTGAATTTTATTTGTTATTTAAATAATGCTGGAGGTAAAACTTTTATCGAAGGTGAAGATCCATATGATCCCTCAGAAGATCAATGTATTTTGTTTTCTGGAGAACATTATATGGAGTTGCCAAAAAAAGAAAGAAGAGTGGTTTTAGTTTCAACTATTTTTCCTTGTTCATAACTTATGTTAAAAATTTTTTATAGATTATACTATTGGACTATGTTAAGTACTAATTATAGAAACAATTTGATCGACATTTGTTGTCGTATAATTTCAACAGATGGTGAAGTTGATTTGGAAGAAAGGATTTGGATGACTAAATTGTGTGAGCATAATTTACATGCAAGAAAAATTCGTAACGATTTATTGGAGGAATGATTTTATGAGTATTTTTAATAAAGGAATTGGTAAGAAGAAAAATGATAATGTTGATAATTTTATTCAACATTATGATAAAGTTCTTTCAGATATTGAATGTAAATCTCTGATTGATTGTTTTGAATCTAATAAGGGGTTTCAAGGTCCAGGTCATCTTTTTGTTGGGAATCAGGCAATAGTTGATTCTAGTATTAAAGAATCTACAGATATTGATATCAATCCACAATTGTTGGAAGATAAAGTATGGGGTCCGTGTTTAGAACCAGTTTTAACTGGATTATCAGAGTCAATGAAAAAGTATGTGAAAAGATACTCGGTATATATGGAGGGTGGTGCTGCTGCAGGTCTTGATGGTATAAACCAATGGGGATTAGATCAAGGATTTAATTTTCAAAAATTTGAACCAAATCAAGGATATAAAAAATGGCATTGCGAATCTTCTTGTTATGATTTTTGCTCTAGGGTTGTAGCTTGGATGATATATCTTAATGATGTTCCTGATGGTGGCACACATTTTTTAAATAGTGATACAATGGAAGCAAAAGAGGGAAGATTAGTTATCTGGCCATCATATTGGACTCATTTTCATAAGTCTCAAGTTTCTAAAAAAAATACTAAATATATTTTGACTGGTTGGTTTAGTTTTTTACCACCAAATCAAAATGTTCTTAATATTTAAATTGTATCAGAAAATACAAATAAACTTGACTATATAGTAAGACTGTGTTAGTATTAACACATAACGTTCATCCTGATACATTCAGGACGCAAGTAAGTCACGGAACGGGTACGTTCATCCTCCTTCGACGAGGACGCAAATGACTAAAGGAACGGGGCTAAAAATCCAATTACTTTAGGAGTAAAAATTATGGCGAAAGTCACTTACCGTGGTGTCTCATACGACACTGATACACGCAAGCAATCTGCTGCATCTCAAAAGGTTGAAGAAACCTACAGAGGTGTTAAGTTCCAAAAAGAACTAGCATCTGCTTAAACGAAATCAAAAGGAGGGGTTGACACCCTCCTTTTTTTATGTCATAATTTATTTGTTGGTTCGACGGGACTGACATGGGAGTGACTGAATAAACTTTCTGGCATATAGCTGGTTAAGGTGACGAGACACAGGTGGTGCTGCTGCGAAAGCAGAATCGACTTACCAGTCGGGTCTCAGGCAAGGATGTAAAATTTACTACTGTAGTAATGCCCGTCCTTTGTTGGTAATACAGAAATCCAACCTCCCCCTTTAACTTTTGTAACACTGTGAACCCCTTTGTGAGGGGTTCATGATAATAAATAGTTACAACGTTCATCCTCTTTGGAGGACGCAAGTAAGCCGACTCGGAACGGATCGTTCATCCACATGGAATTTCTAATCGCTACTGCATTAACTTGTGCCGATATATCAAGATTGGTAGATCGTGCTCAGACATATGATGCTGTCATCAGTTCTGAAACCAGACAAGAGATAGTGGAGATGTATCAAGTACATCTTACGGAAGTAGTAGGACTAGAGTGTACATGGGACGCAAAAGCCGACTGAAGGAACGGGATTAAAAACCCCTACTACTTTAGGAGAACCCAATGGCACAAGTCACATACAGAGGTGTCGAGTATGACACCAACGAGTACAATCAAAAGTTACTCAACGAATCTGCTCTTCATAGAAACCATGATCTAATGTATCGTGGTATCAAAGTAGAACGCAAGTTCGCTTCTAAGAGCTAATAGTAACATTATGTGTTAATTTGATCATTAAGCACCCATAAGGGTGCTTTTTTGTTAGACTATATACTACAACTGATAGGAAACTACCATGAAAATTTTTCTGGATTGTTCCGATCCTGAATTAATTAAAGAAGCATTTGAAACAGGATTGATCGACGGTGTAACTACCAATCCTAGTTTGATGTTAAAGAATGGCCATGACCCTGTAGGAGTTTTAAAGGAGATCTCTGAGATATTTCCTTTCCATGCTTCAGTATCTGCAGAGGTTGTTGGTGAGACTGCAGAAGAGATGTTGGATATGGCAGAAGGTTATGTGGACATTGGTCCTAACATAACAATTAAAGTGCCATGTACTCCTGCTGGTCTTCGAGCATGTAAAGATTTGTCAGGAGATGACATCGCTGTTAATGTAACCTTGTGCTTTTCAACTGCACAAGCTATACTAGCAGCAAAAGCAGGTGCTACTTATGTGTCACCTTTTGTTGGTCGTGTATACGATCAATCCTTTGATGGTATTAAATTAATTGAGGAGATCTCTGATGTCTATGCTACACACAACGTTAAAACCCAAGTCCTTGCTGCGTCCATTAGGGACGTTCACCAAGTTTCCTCTGCTTTCAGAGTGGGGGCTGATATCTGCACTATTCCTAGTAACATATTTGTGGGAATGTACAAACATATCCTCACAGATAAAGGGTTAGAAATATTTGACCAAGACTGGCAAAAATTGGTAGGCGGTTGAGGTGAACGGTAGAGTGAACAAGGTAACGATGGTAGCCCAGATCATGAAGATGAAAACTGGGTTAGACAATGGGTGG